AGGGAAGTATCCGGTTTCGGTTGATGATGCCGTGACGGTCCCGCCAGCAAGCCAGTTATTAGCATGTGCAATGCGAGCGTGCGTTAAAGGCTCATCGCCGCCCGGTAATGTGTAGCCAGCTTCGAATAGAACCGTCATACCAGCCTCACCACCGCGCCATCTTCTTGCGCTTCGTTTATTGCGTTTATCAAGCTAATCACCTGATCCCGCCCGAACAGATCGCCACCAGTCAATTGCAACGCCACTTGCGTCGGACGGCCACCACCAGCAGCAGGAGCAGCCGCCGCCGGTGCTGTGGTGGCACCGGCTCCACCGGATGCAGATGGAGCCTTGATGCCGCCGCCCCCGCCCCCCGGCTGGGTAGATGCGATGGTTGCGATCTGTGCTGCACCGGCTGCGGCCTGCCCGATAGCAGCCGGGATATTAAACGGATAAGGCAACGTGGTGTAGGTTTTCGTCACGGCTTGTGCCGTGTTCATTACCGCTTCTGCGATGCTGAAAGCCTTGGCGATGTTGAATAGCTTCTTGCCGCCAAGCTGCGCAAGCTGGGCAAGTCCGCCGAATAGCGTTGCGGTTGCACCGAGTGCTTGTTGGCGGCGAACTTCATCCAGCTTGGCAAGATCACTTTGCAGCTTTTCTTCAAGCTGTTTGCGCCGCTGCGCATATTCCGTTTCGCTCATCAGCTTTTGATTGAGCGCGTCAACCAGCAGCGTCTGCTGTTCCGCATATTCAGATTGCAGCAATTCACGCTCAGTCATAAGGCTTTCGCGGAGAAAATCCAAACGGCTTTGCAACTTCTCGCGCATCTTGACCAACTCAGGGTCTTCTTCCTGCGCTGCTGGTTCACCGCCGCCAACTTGCCCGCCACCAACAGTTACGGTTGCTGGCGTTGAACTCATAATTTCATCAACGCGCTTTTTATATGCTTCCCAGATTTCAGAATTTTTAGCCAGCATTTGATCTAGCCGATCTGATGCCGCGCCGAAGTTACCGCTCAATGCAAGGCCAATAGCTTCACTTGCGCCAGTGATTGCATTGGTCAACTGATCCCACTGGGCAGACAATCGAGCAATCAAAACTGCGCTCGTTTCAAATATCCAGTTCAATGCATTTCCGATGCGTTCTGCTGCATTGCTTTCTTTAACCCAAGTCACAAGAGAGTCAGTTAATTTAATAAGACCGGGCAATGCCTTTGATGCAATGACCGTTCCGATGCCTTCAAGAACGCTGCCTAATCTGGTGAGATTGTCGTTGAATTGTTCGGCACGCTTTGCGGTATTACGATCAATAACAAGGCCAAGCTGCTGCGCCTCGTCTGTCATTTGCTTTAGGCCAGCAGCGCCAGCATTTAGCAACGGGATCATGTTCGCGCCAGAACGCCCAAATATCTCCATTGCAAGCGCGGTCTTTTGTGCGCCGTCCTGCATTTTTGAAAAGCGTTCGACAAGATCAGTGAACACAGAATTCACATCGCGTAATGATCCGTCTTGGTTTCGAATGGCAATTCCAAGCCGCTCAAACGCATCTGAATTCATGTCCATATTGCGTGCAAGCTGCGACAAGCCGACACGCAAATCAGACAATGAAACATCGGATAGCTTGGCCGCATATTGCAGCTTTGAAAGTGCTTCTGTTGTAAGGCCGATGCGCTGAGATGTCTTCGCCATTTGATCAGCAAAGTTGATTGCATTGCGAGTTGCGTTTGCAAGTGCCGCCCCAACTGCGACAACAGCCGCAGCAGCAGCCGCAGCCCCAACCTTTGCGAAGGTTGCCAACCGAGCCTGCGCCCGCCCGATACCCTTCTCCAGCCCACTATCGTCAGCCGTGATGCGAACTTTAACTTCAGGAAGTGCCATTGATTATATCCAGTCCAGCAGTTCGTTCACATCGGATTGCGTCAGCTTGCCTGCAAATTTACCAGCCTGATCGGCACATTTCAATTCGTACTCTGCGTGCCATTCATTGATCGTCATGTCCCAGAACTCGCCCGGTTGAATGCCCCACTCCCGCGCCCATAGATACATGCTGTTCCAGTCTAGCTTGACGCCTTCGCTTTCGGTTGGGTCTCCGATGACTGGGGCGCGGCTGGGGCTTCGGCTTTTTTTTGATCGCGTTCCCCCGGCGTGAAGGCAGTCAGCACCACCATCATCAATTCACCAACCGCGTCCTGATCGCCGTTGATGAGTTCTTCATATACCTCATCCTCAATGACGCCAGCGCCTGCCGCGTTGAGCAGCTTCGTCAGGACGTATGCGATGTGGCTGATTGGCGGACGGCCTTGCGAGGTGCGAACTGCAATGTCGGTTAGGCTGATGTCGCCCATCTCTATCTGCCGCATCAAACGCATGGTCGGCGTGATCGTATAATCACGACCACGCCAACTGATCTCCAGATCACGAAAGACTGCCATTAGTCAGCCGTGTAGGTGATTTGACCGGACGACTGGATATTGGCCGTGAAGGTAATCGTGTCGGCCTGTTCGCCAGACAGCGCCACGCTGGTCAGCATGAAGTTGCCGGTGAATTCACCAATGCCATCAACGTCAATCGTGTAGGCTTCCAGCAGCGACGATGCGGTGCCGACAGCAAGCGCCAAGAACGTGCCGTCCGTGACAACGCCTTCAACGTCTGCATCAATGGAACGAACGCCAGCATCTGCCAACATGGTGCGCCACCCGGCGTCATCCTTGTCGGTGATGTCAATCGGTTCGTTATTGATCGTCATGTTATCGGTACGCGCACCAGCCACGGCAGTTGAGCCGCGCTTGATGCGGAGTTTACGGCCAGAAAGTGCAGCCATTTAACTTCTCCTTTACGCGGCCACAGGGCCGACGATATTTGAATATGCCACTGTTGAGCCTTCGCTGTTGGTGGCGGTGATTTCGGCCCGAATGTAATTCCCCACATTGGCTGTGGCCAGCACCAATGTAGAAGCGGTTTCGCCAGACAAGTCCGTCCAGCCGGGATCGTTTGCGTTTGCAGTCGGCCCTTCCTGCCACTGCACGGCATAGGTAATGGTGGCGTCACCAGCCCATGTGCCGTCCGTAGTGGTGAGCGTTTCGGTGTCAGCAACGGTGCCGGTGACGGCAGGCAGCACGGTGTTGTATGGCGCAAGTGTAACGCTCAGTGTGCCACTGCTTTCCATATTCGCGGTGAACGTGATTGCGTCTGCCTGCTCGGCTCCGAGCGCAACGCTCGTCAACATGAAGTCGCCCGTGAATGTTGCCACGCCTTCGACTTCAAGCACGCTTGACGCAATCAATGCAGATGCTGTGCCGGTAGCAGCGTCAATGAGTTCGTCGTCCTTCAGCACGCCTTCAACATCGGCGCTGATAGACCGCAAGCCAGCGTCTGCAATCAGTGTGCGCCAGCCAGCATCGTCTTTGTCCGTGATGTCGATTGGCTCATTATTGATCGTGAAATTATCCGTGCGTGCGCCAACGATTGCCGTGCCGCCTCGACTGATCCTCAACTTGCGTCCAGATAGAGCCATGTCTATTCCTCAAGGTTTCAAGTGTTATACCACAGCACGCGATATAACAACAATATGCGCTTTGTCTTGCCGTCCGGGTCTTTGCTTTGCGTTGAACTTTCAAGTTCAGTCGTGACGTGCGTAGCGCCGGTGATTGTCATATCAGTTCGCCGCATTCTGGCGTCTATGGCATCTGCAATAGCTTCAATGCCGAGCCAAGAACTGTCCCGATCCCAGACATCAATCTGCACAATGGCGTTGCCACCAACCTTGTCCTTGGTGTCGTTTGGCGTGATGACATTCGCGCCAATCGTAACAAAAGGGAAAGCCGCTTCGCTTTCGCTGTCGGCCTGCTGCGGAACGTCAGTGAATATAGCAACTAGTGGCGTGTATGCCGTCGATAGCAATGACGTGACGCTGCTGTCGTTCAGCCTGTTGTATACGGCCTGATGTAGTGCGGCGGCTTTCATCGTGCAGCCTTTCTAAGTGCATCCTCAATCCAGTCATTGAATTTGGCGCGGTTCTCTTCGATGGCTGGTTGCCACGATGGACGCGGTTCGATGTTTATGGTTCTGAATTCAAGATAATATGCATATTCAAGCCGCGATCCGACTTCGATGGTTAGCGGATTGATCTTGCTGGTGTAGATCGACGAAACCAGCGTGCCGGTATCAGTTGCCGGTGCTTCGCCCGGTGCCGATGCTCGATGCTGCTTGCCGCGCCTGTTATAGATGACGCCTGTCTTCGGCCCGCGCTGGATTTTGCGTTTCACGTCAGACGTGACGGCCAATCCCATCTTGTCGATAGCACGGCCAATCTCGCGCTCTGCATCCTTGCCATACTTGCGCAAGGCATCCGCGACGGCTTGGGTATTTTCAACCGTAACTTGAATTCGATCTCTCACGTCGCCACCCCGCCATCGACATAAACCTCAAGCCACTTATCAGCGAACTCAATGTTATTGATGAAGCGCACATTGCAATTGCGCGAGCGGATCACAACGCGATCCTTCTCCTGTATGCTGGACGTGTAGCGCACGATCAGCTTTAGCTTGACGTTCGCTTCCATCCTGTCAAAGCGATACTGCTCGGAGCCAGACAGCGGCACCACCCACGCGCGTGTAGGTGCGCCCGACATAGTTCCCCAGCTTTGCGATTGCCCGCCTGCGCCATCGCTTGATAGCGTGGCACGCTGGAATGTGATCGGCTCACTCAATTTGCCCGAATGAATGTCGCAACACTTCATGGGATGAACTCCTGAATGTTGAAGCTGATCGCCATATCAATGCTTGTGCTTGTGCTTCGTGCCATGAAGCCAACATCCGTCAATTCGGGGAATGGTCCAAGCGGCGTCTTGTAAATGACATTGTGCAGGCCAGCGACTTGAGTGAATTCTTCCACCACGCGCATCCCGTCATAGGGTGCGGCAGCTTGTAAGATATTCTGCCGCTGGAACAAGATCACGTTTGCCTTTTTGTCAGCATCGGAACTTATGTTCATGTCAGTGATGATGATGGATCGGTTTTTCGGGATTGAGTAGACTGCAATCTGCGTCTGCGCACGCGGGAATGTGGTATCGAAAATCGTCGCCCAATCCGTGCCGCCTGCTGCGTTCTCAATGACAATGGCTGCGCTATGCGATCCTGCCGACTGACTAGCATATGTACCAGACTTTGATACATATGCGCGATAAAGCCGGATGAATGTCTGCTGCGTGGGTTGGCTTGCGCTTGCGCCTGCCGTTGCGATTGTTTCGGATACTTCATACCCGGCTGCATTCAAACCAACAATTGTAATCTCACGCGCACCTGTTCCTGCTGCGGTGTCGTTTGCGTTACCACCTGACTTGATGCGAAGGGCAGTAGCATTCGCTGGCTGTGGCGTGCGGTAAATGCCGCCAATCGAAACAGGATCATATGTGCCACCAACCGCAGCATTGCGTCCGAATTTGTGAATGGAACGCGCACCAACAACAATGCCGCGCGAGATGTCTTCTGCGGTTGGATACGTCATACCCGCAGTGTCCTATAGCTGTTGAAGATGCGAGACGCGCCAGACTTGGCGAACGCATCAGCCGGATCACAATCATCGCCACGGTGTGAGTAAAAGTATGCGGCAAGCTGTTTGATTGCCCGCTTTTCCGGTGCCGGCACATCATCACCAGACGTGCCGTAGCCAGCGACATAGACGATCTCGATAGCGTTATTGGCACGCAAGGCAACAGGCCAAGTCTGGCCGCGCTTGAGCGTAAGCCTGCCGGGAAGGCTCGCAGTGTCCACATCAAACACATTCGCAGTCGTGACGGACGTT